GACCACGTTCAATCAGATTGTAAAGATTTTCTCTTTGATACTTATAATCATTGTCAACATCTTCGCTAGTAATGTTTGAAGATATTGAACAACCGTCTCTAACATCACCAGTTATTTTTTCAATATAAGTTGGTTCTGGAACAATCTTTTCTATGACACCCAAAGTTTTATCAAGTCGCAACGTAGTATCTTTATTCATCTGAACCTGTTACTGGATTAAATTCTTTTGCATCTTCAAAGAAAGATGTGGTTTCATTAAATCCAAAATTATCATCTGCGTCAGCACTTGTTGGGTTTGGTGTAACGGTAAGTCTTTGTTCTCTCTTAGGCGAATTAACTTCAGAATTAGTATACTGGTCAACTTGAACAGTCTTGATAACCTTACTAGAAGTAACAGGGCCATACAAATAAAACTTCGCAGTAAATGAAAGAGTGTATATCAATGCTCTACGAGTTGTAAAGTCTCCTTGATAATTATCTTCATACGAAATAGAATTTAGTACAATAGGAACATCTCTTTTACTATCCATTGCGACATTATCATTGATTGTTAATGTATAATCTGGTTGGAAGTATGGAAGAATCTGTTCTACAATTTGTAATGCATCATCAGATTGTTTTGCCATAACGTATAGTTCTATTGATAGATTATACGGTACAGGCATATACTGTGCATCTAACTGTTTGGCTTGAGCACCTTTAACTTTTTTAAATCGTTGAACACGATTTAGTTTTCTTGCTGAATCGTATTCCAAGTTTTGAATCTCAAATCCAATACGAGGTAAAGTAATCGCAACTTGTTTCGTCAAGTCTGCATCTTCATTCAATCGCACTAAGAACTTTTCTCTTGGGCCATACGCAAGAGGAACTTTCATAGATTGACTTATGTTTCCAGAATTGTCCTTACGAACAAGATTAATATTATTAAACATTGTTCCAAAAGAAACAATGACCTTTCTTATACTTTCGTGGTAAAATTGTGTGCCTAACATTATGTATTGCTCCCTACGTCCCCGAATGGATTAGATTCAGTAAAGTCTAGAACTGTCGCACTTTGTGCCGTAAACAGTTCGTTTTGTGAAGTTTTATCTGTCACCATGTCTCCTACTATATAGTCTTCTTGTATGAGATAAGATTTGTCACCTGTATCAGCAGAGTTTTCGACCAACATACTTTCACCTACAGAGGTAGAATCACTTTCACCAAGTATGTTATCACCGTCTGTTTCTTCAAGTAGTAATCCTGCATCGTCACCAGTTCCTAATTCAAGTCTTATTTCTTCTGTTACAGCTGAAGATTGTTCCATTGTAAATTGATGAACTAGAGCATCTATTGATAACTCATCTTCAATCGCATCAATGTTTGCAATACCTGTATCAATAACTTCTGCACTATAATCATACAGACGACACCTTAGTTTGTAAACTGGATTATTATCCAGTTGATAAAATGGCTCATCGTGGTCTACGAAATTGACTTGAAACATTTTATCAAGCACAGGATGATATACTACATCACCTTCGTTTGGCCGATCTGCTTCTGTCGCAGAGGTATCTTGTATAATGTAAAAATTAGAATCGCCTGATGCAGTTGACAAAGTAGTTGAATCGTCTGACTGATCTATTGTTCCTGTTTCTAATAATATAGAACCACCAGAAGTTGTATCTGTTGCGGTTTCTATTTGCATCTGTCGGTCTAGTTCTTGAAATCTTGTTTTGTTTACAACAAAAGTAACTTCGCTTAAATTTTCTAAACCAAACTGACTCATTATTTCTTTTTCACCAGCAAACCCACCTTCTGAATCTTCAATATACATCTCTATAGGATGTTGTTGTGTAAACTTAGAAAGAGAATCTTCTCCAAATATAGTATCTTCTGCAACTAGTGTGCGGTCAAGATAATAAACATCATGGCCATAAATCTGTATTGCCTCTTTTATAAGATTACTATAAAGAGATTGTTCTGTTGCTATTGCGGCGACATTACTTGTATGGAAAAAAGAATTAACTGCCATGGCATTAACCCATGCCGAACATCATAGGTGGAGAATTAGTTATTGATATCAATTCCTCTAATTTTTCAATTTCCTCTTGTGCCTGTGAGTATATGGTTTCACCATTCATAGTGACACCACCCAACATTGCAACACCATTAAACTTTGAAAGGTTTGCACCCCACTGTCTTTTGATAAGTTGTGTTGCATATCTTTTTAAATGAATGTCATCATAGATATCTGTAAATGAATTTGGGTCAAGCTTTCGATAACATTCAATAATCATATAATCTGAATCAGCAGTTATATCGTTTTGCCAATCCATATCAACATAAAGACGATTTTGATGTTGATTAAAACGAATAGGTGTTTCGCCTACAAGAATGTGTTCTAGAAAATCTAGATTCTGCATTGTCATTTCGTATTGAATAACAGATGTTGATGAGAAATCAAACAGGTCGTTCAATCGTAATTGATAACGAACATCAAACATACTACTGCCACCACCTGTGTCAGTAAATGGAAATACTCTTGTAACAGATACAACAGAATTAGGAATAGGAATCCAATTGTTTCCTTCGCTCCAAGTTGCAGTTACACTGGTATCCACAACATCTGTTGCAGTAGTGTCTGAGTCCCCTCTTGCTCGAGTAACATCTGCTGATGTTATGAGATGTTTAAGATACATTCTCTCAATACCATCATAATGATATTGTGCGAAATATTGAAGTGCTTCGTCTAAACGGTCATCTACCTGATCGTCTGAAACATTTATATCGATAACACCGAAACCTAGAGCTCTAAGACAGTATGTTTTTAATGTAGCTTTTGTTGATGGTGCGGCCATACTCTTTTCCCCTTTCTATATATTTATAAGGGTTAAGGTTTAGGGTACTTATCCTTTATCCCTTAGTCTGCATCCGCTATGGTATTACCATCTATTGCTTCCCACAGTAGATACTCTGCATAATCTGTGTTAGCAGGGTCGAGTGGAATATAAATAGGATTCTGTCCTGATACTGTTTTCTCTATACAGGAAAATTGTCCAGACATTTGTGAAATTACTTTCTTATACATTTTATATTTCCTTTATATATCTGCACTTAATTGTAATCTGCCCACCGTAGAATTATTTCCTATTAACTGGCCCGGCACATCAGCAGTTAAATCTCCATTTGATCTAGTCAGCGTAATGCCAGCTACTGTTTTAGTTAGTTGATCCCCTGCCAATCCTGTCAAGGGATGAGAGGCATTGCCATTATTACGAAGGTCATAAACACTTGCAGCCCCTACAAACGCAAATGTTGGGTTTGCTCTCATTTCTACTGTACATAATAATGGCATAAATGCGTTGCTAGTCGTAGTGATACTCGCAACCCCACCAAAATATCCATAGGCTAAGTCTCCACCCCATTGCTGAAAGTACCGCTGACACAAAAGTAATTCTTCTCCATAACTTCTATGTTCAAAATCTGTGGCTGTCGCACCTATCTCCATCTGAACACCCGTAATAAAGAATGTTCGGGAAGTAGCATCAAGGATAGAGGTATGACTTTCTGCCATTCTTGTATTGTTTGTTTGGTTTGCCCATGTATTATTAACAAATGTACCACCACTAAAAGTAGAACCACCGTGTAAGAAAATCTGTATATGCAAACTTACATTGTTATCGTCATCAAATGGACTAGAACCATCATCTTCATCGGCAGCAAAAGTTAATTCAATACGATTCCAATCTGTCGTGACTGCAAAAGCCTGTCCTATGGTACGGAGGTTGTCTCTATCAAATAACTCACAAGTGTATGTGGCATTAGCATTTCCTTTTACATAAAAACTAACCGTTACTTGCTTTGCACCTGAAACTCCTTTATATATCCCCTGTAAGTCTTGTCCTTCAAAGGCATGTTGAATTAACATAACTTCACCTGCGGCAATAGAAGTGTCAGCAGTAGTGGTCGTAAGTTTTAGACAGTTAGCAAATCCTGATGGGCCATCTGCTACTTGCGCCATTGTAACTCTACCAGCTGTTGCCGAATCCCCCGTGTTAGTTACCAAACCCCATCTATCTAACACACGAGTCATAGCATCAGCACCCAATCCTGCTGATGATGTAGTCCTTTGTGCTACTTTCATTTCCCCATTCATTACGAGGTTTCTACGCCCACCTAACTGACCAGAGTTAATGGAAGTTAAATTAGTTATTCCGTTTGTGCCGTCTAATATTAATGACATTTAATTATGTTCCTTTGGATACTTACCATCTATTATATTTATGGTATTAAGCATCAGTTGTAGCTGCTTTAAGTTGGTTCAGTGTAGTCATATCATCTACTTGATTAGTTATATCTCTAAGTCTATTCTTCTCAGTAACAATAGCTGAAGTATCTGCACTTTCTTCTAATGCTCTTTGAAAAGCAACATCTTGTGCTTCAAGTAAAGGTTTACGCTCACGCCTCAACTTATTTTTAGTAATGTTTTTAGCTTTGGTCATGTTAATTTGCATTGGCATTATAAATTCTCCGTCATATTGTAAGAAGCTAGTTCTTCATCAGTTAAGTCTTCTGAAGTCTTTTCACTAGCACCAGCTGTATATTCCCAAGCATTTCTAAATGTTCTATCAGATAAATCAACATTTGTAATTTCGTACTTAGTGCCAGTTGGTAAATCCTTGTTAGCAATATGGATTAACTTTTCTTCAAGTGTTCCTGTTAGTTGTTCTAGGAACTTAGGAGCAGGTGTTAACTGTGCAAGTGTTCCGTCATTGTCATAAATTATTCTTTTAGCCATTTTTAATCTCCAAACAATATCATGTGTATTGGGTTATGATCTGTGTCGTCTGTGTAATCTGGACTAGCTCCACCTTCCCCTATGTGTATCGAAATGGTAGAAGAATTACGCAAACCAGCAACAGAAGGTCTACCATCGCCATTATCCGTTCCATCCATAGCATTACAACTTACTGCGCCAGTATCATTTCCTGTCAACGCAGTTCCAAGATTTGCTATATACTTCCCTGTTGCTACATCAGTAATACTACTCACATTATGTGAATCAACAATAGCAACAGTACCAGTACCATTAAAGTTAACCCATGCTTTAGCGGTGAATCCTGATCGTCCTAAACCAGCAGAAGTAATTGTTAACCAATTGGTGGCAGCGGTGGCAAAGGCCAATGAATCTTCATTATGGTTGTATGAGATTTGACCTCTACTAACAGCATCTACATCATCAAAAATAATCTGACATATTTTGTCGTTTGGGGAACGCATTGCCAGCACACAATGGTCGCCATTCTCTACAGAAAGTTTTGTATACCCATTATGTGACACACCTCCTGCGCTTGCAATTTGCAAAGGTACAGCAGGAGCTGCAGTACCTATACCAACATTACCATTAGCTAATACTGTAGCCTTAGTAGCACTAGTACCACCAGTAGTTGTCTTGAATTCTAGCTTGCCCTCACCAGAACTAACCTCTGTGCCTGTGACTGTAGCTACAATGGCAGTCTGAGCGCATCCAAAGTCTAGTGAGTCTGATCCACCATTTGCAGCTGTAATCTTAATTGTCATTATGTATCCTTCCTCTTATTATTCTATTTATAATAGTATTTTTATAATTCTACCCAACCAGCAGTATTGTCTGCTTGGTAAACATCTTCATCCCAATGCAATCCTACACCATCTGTAGGTTTAGTAATAGGTGCTTCCCAAAGCCAAGTACTTGTGTTTAAAGTCCAACTTGCAAAAGCTTTAGGAGCATAAAAAACATTATTATCTTCATCATATGTATAACCTATACTAGCATAATTGCCTCTTAAAGGTGTGTCCCCTAGAGTATGAGTATTTCCTATTGTATTATATGAAGTTTGTACCCATGTTCCTTTTTGTGTAACAATAAAATCTTCTTCAGCAACTATAACTTGAACAACCTTATTATTTTCAATTTTAGCGTAATGGCTCATGATATAAATGTCCCTGATGAAGTAAAACTGTGTATAGTATTGTCACCACTTGTAGTTATTGTACCACCTGAACCAACAGTAGCACCAGTGGTATAACTCATTATTACTATTCCAGAACCACCTGCTGCACCATATGTTGCAGTACCACTGCCTCCACCGCCTCCACCGCCTGTGTTAGCAGTACCAGCTGCTTTAGCAGGACTTAGACCATAGTTGTTACCACCAGCGCCGCCTCCACCAGAGCCACCTGCACCGCCGGGTACAGGAGCATTACCATGTGGCCCTGCCCCTTCTGCACCACCACCGCCGCCACCACCATAAGTGACAGAAGAACCTGTTATTGAACTAGCAGTTCCTGCTCCACCAGCGCCACCTGCACTGGCACCATTATTGTTAGCACCGACAGCACTATTACCGCCACCACCACCACCTAATAGGGGATTGCTGCCAGCGCCAGTTCCACCAGCATTACCACTACCAGAACTTCCAGCGGCTACGAATGCCCCACTGCCCTGCACCCCGCCGGCAGTAGCAGTATCAACCGCTTGAAATACTGAAGCACCACCAGCACTACCACCAGAAGTGCCACCTCCGCCACCTGCTCCTACCGTGATTGTGTAAGAATTTCCATGCCAACAAGTAAATGTACCAGTAAGCACTTCTCCTCCACCACCACCACCATAGTTTTTTCCAGACCCACCGCCAGCAACAATTACATAAGATATCAGTACTGGTGTAGACTGTGATGCAAATCCTAAAGATGTATATCCAAAGTCAGGCATAATTACTCCTTATGCATCATTAGCTGCATCTGTGGTGAAGAATAATTTAACACCGTGTAATCTACAATCTCCAGCCATATTATCTTCAGATACATCTCTACCAATTCTAAAATAAACAAGTTCATTGTCGCCTGCTGAACCAGCAATTGTGATTGCACCACTTTCAGGACTTACTAATAATTCTTCAACTGCTCCTTGAGCAGTATCTTCAACTGCTACTGCTGTTCCGTAAGCAGTATCAATAGAATCGTTATCTGCAAAAGCAACTCCTGCTAAAGTCAATGTGACAGTTGTTGTTGCAGCAATACCTGACCAGAAAAATTGAAAAGTAACTGTGCCTGCGTTCCATGATTTAGGAAATGCAACACTAAATTGTGCGAACTCATCAGCGTCTTTATCAAAATCTAAGACAACCATGTCTGGTCTGCCTGATGTAGTTTCCACACTAACTAATACAGCACATGGGTTACTTACTGTTGGTTTCATTGAACCAGCTGGAATCCACATAGATTCTTTACCAGCAACTCTAGTTAGTACTCCTGCTTGTGTAACTGCACCAGCAAATGCACTTGTGTTAGACCCATCTATTGTTGTTGCCATATTTTTCCCTTAAACTCTTGCTCTGTTATTTTATTTAAAATACTATCCATCGGTTGCCAGTAGGAACAGTGACAGTTACACCAGCTTCCACAGTTATTGGGCCAACGCACATAGCGTTACTGCCTGATGTTATGGTGTAATCTGTTGTAACATCATCTTCGTTTTCAATAAATACCGTATCACCACCACCACCTGTTGCGCCACCACCTAATGCTCCCCAAGCTGCGCCATATCCTTCAAAACCACTGGTTGTAGTGTTATAACGAATTAACCCTGCTGCTCCAGTAGGTCTTTGTGCTGTTGTACCCACATTAAGTTTCATAGCATTTGTTGCAGTAAGTGATACTATTCCTATTGAACTAATAGACATTGCATTAGTATCACTAGCAACACCAATATTTCCACCATCAGGAATAACGATATTGCCACCTGTGGTCATAAGACCAGCACCAGTGTATGTTCCACTGGCATCAATATTACCATTGATATCAATCAGTGTAGAATTTAATTCTATTTCATCATCAGCATTAATGTCTAGATCGCCATCTGCATCTGATCTAATGTTGATTGCACTATCACGAAACTG